CCGCTAAACGGTTCGCGTCGAACGAAATAGCGGCCGGCTATCTACAGCAGGTTTCGGGCGAACCCCTCGACGCGGACGACCTGGCCGACCTCGCGTCAGCATGGGCGACAGCCCGCCAAACAAACGCTATTGGCGCCCTAAACGAAGCCGTGAAATTCGTAGAATTCTCGAGCGACCCGTCCAAACTACAGCTAACCGAAGCCCGCCAATTCGCGTCACTACAACTAGCAAACGTCGCGAACGTACCGCCCTATTTGGTCGGCGCGCCGACAGGTTCGACGTTCACCTACCAAAACGCCCAACAGGCCCGCCAGGACCTCGTACTATTCGGCGCTATGCCCTACCTACGCGCTATCGAGGAAACACTAAGCGCCGACAACGTGCTACCACGCGGCCGACACGTCGAATTTGACCTTGAGGACCTTACGGGTACTACCGACCTATCCGACCTAACCCCAGCCGAGGACACGCCCAATAATGCTTAAATTCACCGCTACCGAATTGTCGATCGACGCCGCCGCCGACGACAAACCAACCCGAACCATTACCGGCCTAGCCGTACCCTGGAACGTCACCACTACCGACAGCCTCGGCCAAAAGGTACGGTTCGAGCGTAATAGTCTGCCCGAGGACGGCCGAGCGCCGAAGCTCGCAGAAAACCACGACCTCGGTCGTATCGTCGGTATCGTTACCGAACGCGTAAGCACCGAACAAGGGCTTATGTTCACCGCCAAAATCGCGGAAACCAGCGCAGGTAACGACGCCCTCGAGCTACTGAAAATGGGCGCGATCGACGCCGTAAGCGTCGGCGTACAACCCACCAAATACAAACACGGTAAAGACGGGACGCTAATCGTCGAAGCTGGATCGTTCCACGAGCTGTCGCTAGTGGCCGTTCCCGCGTTCGAGGACGCCCGTATTCACCAGGTCGCCGCCGCCGCCCCCGAGGACGACAACGACGACGACACCGAACCCCAAGAAAAGGAAGAATGTATGGAAACTACCGAAATTGAGGCCGCCGCCCCGGCGCCGGTCACCATCCCCACCGAACCGCTGTGGGCCCAGCCGAAGCGTGATTTTCGTATGCCGACAGCCGCCGAATATATTTCGGCGTACCTCGGCGGCGGTCACGAATTCGCCGCCCTGCTCGACAAAATTCGAGCCGCAGCGCCGGAAGTCGGAACAGCCGACACCCCCGGAATTTTGCCGACCCCGATCGTCGGACCTGTCTACAATTCCCTTCGCGGGTTGCGGCCGGTCATCGACGCTATCGGTACGAAGGCTATGCCTGCTTCGGGCAAAGTGTTTATTCGCCCCGAGGTGACGACTCACACGAGTATTGCCCAACAGGCCGCAGAATTCGACACACTTCAGGCCGGCACGTTCGTCGTCACCGACAACCAGGTAACGAAGCTCACCGTCGGCGGCTACGTGTCGATTTCAGAACAGGACCTTAGCTGGACGTCGCCCGAGGTGCTTAGCTTGATCCTCGACGACATGGCCCGCCAGTACGCGAAGCAAACCGACAACATCGCCGCCGACAACCTGGTTAGCGGCGCCTCGAGTACCACCAACTTTACCGTTGCGTCGATCGCCGACCCGGCCGAATGGGCCCGTTGGGTGTATGTCGCTAGCGAGGAAATTTTGACCGCTACCGACTACCTGCCTACCCATTTGTTCCTGTCGCCGAATATGTGGCGAAGCCTCGGCCTGTTGGTCGATACCGCAGACCGGCCGCTTTTCCCGATGACCGGGCCTATGAATGCGTTTGGTTCCATGAACCCGGGCCAGACCGACAACGTGGCGTTTGGTTTGCGGGTCGTCGTAGACAGCAATTTCGCGAACGATACGGTTATCGTCGGTCACGCCGACGGCTACGAAATTTTCGAGCAACAGCGCGGCGCGCTGTCGATCGACAACCCGTCAAACTTGTCTCGTACTATCGCGTTCCGCGGTAACTTCGCTACGTTGATGATCGACGTAGCTAAGTTCCGTAAGGCCGCGTTCGTCTGATCGACAGGACCGGGCCGGTAGCGCATGGCAACCTACGTAATTAACACGGCTGTCCTAGAGGACAACGTAGCTAGCCTTACCCTCGCGGACGCTACCGGCCTGGTCGGCGGCATACACGTCATTGTTTACAACGTCGGAAACCATTTCGACGGGCATAACCAGCTAATTACCGTAGACCTCGGTACCGACGTCGTGACCTATCACGCCGGCGGTCAGGACGTCGCGTCGTTCTCCCCCGTTGGCGCCGTCCTAACTACCGAAGTGACCTGGGCCGACAGCGACGACGTAAACGAATTCCTGGGTATCGCAACCGCAACCGCAAACGACACCGCCTATTTAGCAACTTGTACGAACGCTAGTAATACCTTTTGCTACCGACGACGCAGGGAAGCGGGTTATGTCGATAATCCGACGATCGTACCCGACCCAGCGTCGAAGCTCGCGGTAGTGATCTACGCGGCGAGCCTGTATAGGGAACGTGGCAGTATCGACGGATTTCAGTCGTTTACCGATATGTCGGTAGCGGTCACGCCGACGTTCACTATGGGCCGAGTCCTACAGCTGTTAGGTTGCGGCCGGCCGCAGGTGGCATAAATGCCCGCTAGCGGTCGCCTGGTCGAAGCACGAACCTACGTAGCTAACGCTTTAACGGCGTTAGGTATGGTGCCCGTGATCGACCCGCGGAACGCCCGACCGCTAACCGTTTTCGTCGGTATCCCCGAATTCACGGCCTACACCAATAAAGTCACCGATATTACGGTACTTGTCCAAATTTTGGCGGGCCCGCCTGGGAACCTGGACGCCGCCGATTACCTATTAACCCAAGCCGAAACGATCATAAACAGCGGCCTGTACGCGATCAGCGGCGAACCGTCCATATGGCAGGTAGGAACGCAGGAACTACCCGCTTACGACCTGACCCTACGCATAGGGTCACTAACCTAAAAGGAAACCAACTATGGCAACTACCTACACGCTTTCGAACCCGAGCGTGACCGTCGCTACCGTCGATTTTTCCGACAACTGTCGGACAGCGACCGTAAACCTCGGCTACGACAGCCTCGAAATTACCGCGTTCTCGGACAGCGGCCGAAAGTTCGCCCCCGGCCTTCAGTCGGTCGAAGTGACCCTCGAGCTGTTTAACGCTTACGGTACCGGCGATATCGAAGATACGCTTTTCGGCATTTTGGGCGACGGCACGACGACCCTGGTCATTAAGGCCGACCCCGGTACGGTTTCGGCCACTAACCCCGAATTTACTATCACGAACGCCATGCTTTCGACCCAGCCGGTCGTTTCGGCGTCGGTAGGCGAACTTCAGACCGTCAGCGTGACGTTTACAGGCGGCACGTTCGCCCGATCAACAACCCCGTAACCGAAAGGGTCCCGACATGATAGGTATTAGCCTAAAAGTAACTCCGATCGACGAACCGGCGTATTAAGTACGCATTACGCCGCGTTCGGCGGTCGGGTTCGAACGACATTTTAATATGTCCCTGACTCGAGCCCTGGCCGAGGAACAGCGGCAGGAACACGTTTACTATTTGGCGTGGGAAGCCTCGAGAAACAGCGGGCATAAAGTAAAAGTGTTCGAGGGTTGGTTAGACACGATCGAAAAGGTGGAATTTCTTATCGAGGGTGCCGACCCAAAAGACGAGAACGATTAAAAGGCGGGTACCTAAACCTAGTGGCCGCGATCGCTTGCGAAACCGGGATAGCACCTAACGACCTGTTGGATACCGACCCCGACGTTTTTAATGCGATCGTCCAATACCTAAACGATCGTGGCGAAGCGATCAAGAAAGCAAGCGAACGACGATAATGGCTATCGACTACGGCGGTCCGATCCGAGTAGAGGGTATCGACAAACTACGTCGGGCCCTGGTGAAGCTGGACGACGCCGCTAAAGAAGATTTTAAAGCGGCTGGTAAAGCGGCGGCCGAAATAGTCGAACGTCAGGCCCGTACCGAGGTACCCGTTCGTTCGGGCAACCTGAAAAATACGATTAGGTCTAGCGGGCAACAGCGCGGCGGCGTGGTATCGGCCGGCCGGGCGAAAGTACCCTACGCCGGCCCTATACATTTCGGCTGGGGACGTCGCCGTATCCACCCAAACCCGTTTTTGTATCGAGCCGCCGATAAACGGGTAGACGAAGTGACCGAAGCGTATTTAGCGCAGGTCTACGAAATTTGGAATAGGAACCTCGGATAATGGCCGCTAAAAAAGCGTCAATTAGTATTTTAATGACCGCCGACGCGGCGAAAGCTAAGGCTGCGTTCGCAGACGTCGAAAAGCGGGCCGGGTCGCTACAAAACCAAATGGGTAGCGTTGCGAAGTCGATAGGCGGCGCGTTCGCTACCGGCGCCATTATCAGGTTTACGGGGTCGGCCCTAAAAGCCGCCGAAGCCGCTAATACGTCCGAGTCACGTATTCGTCAGGTTGCTACGTCTATGGGCGTATTCGGCGACGAAGTAGGCATAGTCACTAACCGCCTAACCGCTTTGGCCGACCAAACGGCCCGTAATACGGGTATCGACCAAAACCAAATTAAGCTAACCCAAGCTAAATTACTGACGTTTAAAAACCTGGCCCTGACCGCCGACGAAGTAGGCGGCGCGTTCGACCGGGCAACTATGGCCGCTATTGACATGGCGGCGGCCGGTTTTGGTGAAGCGTCCACTAACGCCGTACAACTCGGTAAAGCGTTACAGGACCCCATTAAGGGTATTACCGCCCTAAATCGTTCCGGTATCACGTTTAGCGAGGACCAAAAAAAGGTTATTGCGGCGCTGGTCGAAACCAACAGGGTAGGCGAAGCCCAAGCGATCATTTTAAAGGCGATCGAGGAACAGGTAGGCGGGACCGCCGAAGCGACAGCGAACGACACCGACAAAATGCGGGTTTCGTTCCGACAGCTACAGGAACAAATAGGGGAACAGCTAGTACCCGTATTCGCCACGGTTCTCGAGGTTGTACGCCCGCTAATCGACGCGTTCGCCGCCCTACCCAGCGGCGTACAAAAGGTAGTAGTTATTGCGGCCCTGGCAGGTTCGACGTTTAAAGCGGTCAGCACGTCACTACAAGGTTTAGGCGTGGCGGCCGGTACTGCTAACCGCGCGCTAGGCGCTGTTGGCCTGGTGCTTACCGCCGCCGTATCGGTCTACAACATTTACAACCGAGGAAAACAAAAAGCTATTGCGAATACTAACGCGTTTGTAGACGCCCTTAAAGCCGAGGCGGGCGGCCAAGAAAACGCAACCGATACGCATATAGCGAACCTGCTTAGCGTCGAAAAACTACAGGCGACCTACCAGGCCCTCGGGCTGGCTACGGCCGACGTAGCGGCCATTATTCGCGGCGAAACTAACCCGACTTTTGAGGCGGCCGCCCAGGTCCTCGAGGACGTCCGACGCGGTACGACCGATATTGCGAACGCTAACGCGATTTTGGGCGACCAATACGGCGTGACCTATAGCGAATTAAAGACGTTCGTAGCCGAAGTAAATAACCAGGAAAAGGCGCTAGCCGACGCCGAAGCCCAAGTAGCGCTAAACGTCAAAACCCAAACCGAGCTAGGCGTAGTAACGGACGACAATACCGAAGCGACCGAGGAACTAAACCAGGCGCTTGAGGACCAAGAAAACCAGCTTAAGGCGGTCGTAAATGCCACGCTGTCGGCGTTTAACGCCCAGCTAGGTTACGAGTCCCAAACCTGGGCTACCGAGGACGCCGTAGCGGCGTATAACGACACCCTCGGAAGCATGATCGACGGCACCTACGAAGGTACCGACGCCGCTAGGGACCTGGCTAAAGCCGAAAACGAAGTATACGAAAACGCTTTACGTCAGGCCGCCGCCGCCGCCCAGCTTGCCGCCGACACGGCGAAAGCGTCAGGTGAACAGCTAACAGCCGCCGAAACCGCCAAAATTCAGGCCGAGGAATTACAACGGGTAGCCGACACGCTAGACCCAGGTAGCCCGCTACGCGCCCAGCTAGCCGCCTATATCGGACAGTTAAACGCAATACCGCGCGAAGTTACAACTACGTTCCGTACGATTATCGAGGAAGCCCGCATAACCGCCGGCACACAGTCGGGCATGGGTTCAGGCCGAACGTCAGTTACGTACCCCGGTCGAGCTATGGGCGGGTTCGTCGCACAAAACACGCCGTACCTGGTCGGCGAAAATGGGCCCGAGCTATTTATCCCGACTGGCGCCGGTCGTATCAGCCCGAACGCCGGCGGCGACACTATCGTTATTAACGTCGGCGGGTCGGTCATTACCGAACGCGACCTAATCGAAACTGTACGGCGTGGCCTGATAGATAGTCAGCGGTCAGGCCGTCAGCTGGTCTACTAATGGCATTACCAGCCGCGCCCAAAGTCGAAATTCGGTTCGGTACCGGCGCGTCGTTCGGTAACGCCCTAGTTTTAGGTTCAGCCGCTAACGGTATACTCGGTACTAACGTACTCGGAACGTCGGCGGCGTTACCTATCGACGTCACTAGCCAAGTCACCGAAATAAATATTCGGCGGGGTCGTGACCGGGCTTTCGATACCTACGAAGCGGGAACGGCCGTAATTAGGTTATTAGACCTGACCGGCGATCTAAACCCGCAAAACGCTAGCGGCCCCTATTTCGGCGATATTTTGCCACTACGGCAGGTACGAATTTCGACCAGTTACAGCGGAACTAACTACTACCTATTTTCGGGTTATATCACTAGCTACGATTACGAATGGAAACCCGGCGCCGATATTGCCTACGTGACTATCGTCGCCGAGGACGGGTTCCGTTTATTTTATTTAGCCGACGTCGATACCCTTAGCGGCGCCGCCGCCGGCGATTTACC